TGGTCCTTGGGCACAGCGAGTACCACTACCAGCACGAGCCGATCCTGTTTGGGTGGATTCCGGGCGACCGGCACAAAAACTCCGACCGCACGCGAACCACGCTCTGGCAGTACGACCGTCCAAAGGCAAACCGAGAGCACCCGACGATGAAGCCGGTTGCTCTCTGGGCGCAGGCGGTGAACGACGGCTCGCGGCAAGGCGAGATCGTCTACGACCCGTTTCTCGGCTCCGGCACCACGCTCATCGCCGCCGAGCAACTGGGCCGCAAGTGCTACGGCATGGAAATCAGCCCGCAGTATTGCGACGTGATCGTGAAGCGGTGGGAGACGCTGACCGGCAAAAAGGCAGAACTGGAGGCATCCAATGGGCAAGCGAGGCCCACGCAAAGAGCCGACGATCTTGAAGATCGCCAAGGGCAATCCCGGCAAGAAGCCGCTCAACAAAAGCGAGCCAAAACCGCCAAGCGATGACATCACGCCGCCTGAGTGGGTGACGGGAGTCGCCCGCGAGAAATGGGACAACGTCGTGCCGAAGCTCATTGGCATGGGCGTCATGACGAACGCGGACGTGGACACGATCGCCCGCTACTGCACGATGCACGAGCAATTCGTGAAGTACCTCGACCAGTGCCGGCGTGGGCTTGATGTGCTCGTGATCCGTGACGACGCGGGTAAGGTGAAATACATGCAGTCAACGCCGGCCGCCACGATGCTGTCAAAGCTGGCCGCGTCGATGCTGCGAATCGAGCAGGAGTTCGGGCTGACTCCGTCGGCCAGGAGCGGATTGAGTGCCTCGCAAGAAAAGCCAGGCGACGAGCTGGACAGCTTCTTCGCCCGCCATCACAGCGGCTGAAGACGCCGGCGTCCTGGCGAAGATCAACGAGGCGCGAGCCGGCCAGGTCTTCGACTTCTTCCAGAGCATCCTGCGGCACAGCAAGGGACAGGCGGCCGGCCAGGCGTTCACGCTGATGCCGTGGCAGCAGCACGTCCTCGGCAATCTGTTCGGACGCGTGAAATCCGACCACTCGCGGCAGTACCGCGTCGGATACATCGAACTTCCGAAGAAGCAGGGCAAGTCCACGACGCTCGCTGGAATCGCCCTCTACGGTCTGGTGGCGGACGGCGAGCCGGGCGCGGAGATCTACGGCGCGGCCTGCGACCGCGAACAGGCCGGCATCATCTACCGTGAGGCGGCGTCGATGGTCCGCTCGTCTCCGGCACTGTCTCGCCGCCTCGAGGTCATCGACTCGCGGAAGACGATCATCGATCGGAAGACGAACTCGTTCTACCGGGTTCTGAGTGCTGACGCGTTCCGGGCAGAGGGTCTGAACATCCACATGCTCCTCTTCGACGAGCTGCACGCCCAGCGTGATCGTCGCCTGTGGGACGCACTCCGATACGGCGGTGCGGCCCGCCGGCAGCCGCTGATCCTATCGATCACGACGGCCGGCTACGACCGCAGAAGCATCTGCTGGGAGCAGCACACCTACGCCGAGAAGTGCATCGCCGATCCTGCCTACGACCCGAACTTCTTCGGCTGCATCTATGCGGCCCCGGCCGACTGTGCGGCGGACGGCTCGTGGAAGGAGCCTCGCGTCTGGAAGATCGCCAATCCGTCGATCGGCCAGACGATCACCGAGGAGTCGTTCGCCGCGGACGCCCGCGAGGCCGAGCAGTCGCCGACCAAACTGAACGCCTTTCTCCGCTACCGGCTGAACGTCTGGACGACACAGGACACGCGATTCTTCAAGCCGGATGCCTGGGCGGCGTGCGGCCAGCCGCTCCGCGAGTTCGGCGACCGGCCAGTCTACGCGGGCCTCGACCTGGCGAGCACCTACGACCTCTCCGCCCTGGTGCTCGTCTGCCCGGATCCGTCGGACAACTCGCTCGACATCCTGCCGTTCTTCTGGATCCCCGAGGCGAACGCCGCGGAGCGAGCCCAGCGGGACAAGGTGGACTACCTCTCGTGGATCCGCGACGGCCACATCCGCGTCACCGACGGCAACGTGACCGACTACACCGTGCTCCACCGTGACATCGCGCAGATCTGCGATCAGTACCGCGTGCGAAAACTCGCTGTCGATCTCAAGTTCAACGGCCAGATGCTGGCGAACATGCTGCAAGGGGATGGCGTCGATGTGATTGGATACCCACAGGGGGGCCGTGCGATGTCGGCCCCCCTGCGATCACTGGAGAATCTCGTGCTCGCCGGCAAGGCCCGGCACGCGGGACACCCCGTGCTCGCGTGGAACGCGTCGAATTGCGCCGTCGCGGAAGACCGCCACGGCAACGTCTACCCGAGCAAGGCGAGCAGCACGGAGCGTATCGACGGCATCGTGGCGACGTGCGAGGGCATCGCCTGTTGGATGGGTGCCGAGCAGCAGTCGAGCGGGACACCCGAGATCTTCTTCCTATGATCGCGAAGACCGAGCAGCATCGGATTCTGTGGCTCCCCGGCGAGGAGCGGATGTGGGACGAAGATGCTGGCAGTCGCTCGTCGGCCGGCGTGCGGATCACGCCCGACAACGCGCTGATGGTCTCGACGGTGTTCGCCTGCGCCCGAGTGCTCGCGGAGGCGGTGGCGACGCCGAGCCTGCACGTGCTCGAGCGGATGGCCGACGGAAGCCGGCGTCGGGCCGTCGAGCTTCCGCTCTACCGGAAACTGAATCTCCAGCCCAACGGCTGGCAGACGTCGTTCGAGTGGCGTTGCCAGCTGATGCTGCATCTGTGCCTGTACAACGAGGCGTACTGTGAAATCATTCCCGGCCCGTCCGGGGCGGTCGATCAGCTCGTGGTGCTCCACCCGTCGCGGATGAAGAGCGAGCGGCTGGAGAACGGCCGCCTACGGTACAAGTACCGCGAGGCCAACGGCATGGAGACCGTCTACTCGCAGGAGCAGGTCCTGGCGATCCGCGGCCTGTCGGAGGATGGCATCCACGGCCTATCGCCGGTCGAGACGTGCAAGGACGCGATCGCCCTGGCCCGCGCCTACGAGCTGCACGGGGCGCGGTACTTCGCGGCCGGGGCTCGGCCCGGATTCGTTCTCTCGACTGAAGGCAACCTCAACGCAGAGGCCCGCGAGACGCTCGCCAATCAGTGGGACCGGAAGCACGCCGGAGTGGGAAATTCCCACCGCACCGCGGTCCTTACCGGCGGCCTCAAGCCCTACGAGCTACCCCAGAACAGCAACACCGACAGCCAGTGGCTCGAGGGCCGGCGTTTCCAGATCGCTGAGATCTGCCGCCTCTGGCGGGTGCCGATGTCGAAGATCCAGTCCGACGCCCAGGTGCCGCCGGCGAATCTCGAGCAGGCGTCGCAGGAGTTCCTGACCGACACGATCATGCCGTGGCTGCGGCGTTTCGAGTCGGCGTTCACCCGCGACCTCATTGTCGAGGACGACCGCTACGAGGCGGCGTTCGACACGCGGTTCATGCTGCGTGCGGACTCCGCGAGCCGCGCGACGCTCTACCGTCAGCTGTGGGACCTCGGGGTGTATTCGACCAACGACATCCGCGCCGAAGAGGGGCTCAATCCCGTGGACGGTGGCGACGTCCGCTACCGGCCGCTCAACATGGGGACGCTCGGCCAGGACGTGACCGCGGCCGATGTGCTGGCTCAGCAGCTGCCCGACAGCGGGATCGACGGCCAGGCGGTCGCCGGCGGGCTGGCCGCTGCCGCGGGAGATGTCCAGGCAGCGGTCCCGGAGGCCGCGGGGCCGGCCGTCGCCGACGTGTCGCTCAACGGCGCTCAGATCACGGGGCTGATCGCGATCATCTCCCAGGTGCCGGCCGGCATCGTGACGAAGAACGGGGCGGCCGCCCTCATCGCCGCGTCGTTCCCGAGCATTTCACCGCAGCAGATCACAGCGATCCTCGCGGGTGTGGCTGACGCCGGGCCGGTCGCGCCCCCGGCGGTCCAGGCTCACTCGCTCGAGGACCGTGCCAGGCCCGGCACCGTGGCCGAAGGCGACTTCGTCTCGTGGGACTCGGCCGGCGGTCGGGCTCGCGGCCGCATCGACTACGTCATGGGCGATGGCACGCTCGACGTGCCGGGGACCGACTTCAAGATCGATTCCTCCGAGGACGATCCGGCCGCGCTGATCACGGTCTACCGGGAGGTGCCTGGTGGCTGGAGGCCGACCGACACGCAGGTCGGCCACAAGGTCGCGACGCTCGTGAAGATCGACCCGCTGCCAGAGCCGCCTGCCGGCCACGCCACCCGGTCGCTCGCCGAGCTGCGTGCCATGACGATCAGCATCGACTTCGACAAGACATTCGCAGCCGATCCGCAGATGTGGGGTGAGTTCGCCCGCAAGGCGGTCGCCGATGGGAATCGTGTCGTGATGATTTCTCGCCGCCCCGAATCCGATCGAGAGGAGGTGATCTCATCTCTCGGCACTTACGCCGAGGCGTTCTCCGATGTGCTGCTCGTGGGAGCCGACACGCTCAAGGACGATGCCGCAAAGGCGGCCGGCATCAACGTGGACGTGTGGGTTGACGACTCGCCGCAGTTCATACGGAGCGAGAAAAAGACGAGGCGGAAGCGTGGCTAGGTACGACCACATCGACTTCACGCCACCGCAGGGCGTGCGAGAGGAGGCGGCCCAAGGGCTCGCATGGCGAAAAGAGTTCGGCCGAGGCGGCACGGTAGTCGGCGTGGCCCGCGCTCGCGACCTGAGCAACGGCAGGACGATCAGCCCGGACACGGCACGCCGCATGAAAGCATTTTTCGACCGACATCGGATCGACCGACAAGGGCAGGGATGGAATCCGGGGGAGCCGGGCTACCCGTCAGCCGGAAAGATTGCCCACAAACTGTGGGGTGGAGACTCCGGGTATTCATGGAGCAGAAAACTCGTGGACCAGATGAACGCAGCCGACCAGGAGGGACGATCGATGACTGAATCCGTGGAACGACGCAGCCTGTGGGTGGAGGAGCACGCCGACCTGCTGACGCCGCTCCTGACGATCGAGACACGCAGCGTCGAGGGCGGACCAGACCGCGAGTACATCGTCGGCTACGCGGCCCGATTCGGCGTGCGGTCGCTGCTGCTCGGCGACTTCTACGAGCGGATCGATCCGGCCGCCTTCGGCATCCTGGCGGGGCGGGGCGGGCGCAA